CTTTGCCAATCATCTATTTCTTCCTCCCTTTCTCATTGGCATCAAATACCCCCAGCGCTTTGCCGAGGCTTGTCCATTCTATCGGAGAGAACTTCCCATCTTTCAACGCCTCTAGAAATGTTTGAATCAATTCCTTGCGATTACCTACTGAAGATAGCCTCTTGTGAATTCGCATTGCGATTTGTATATACTGAAGCATCGTAAATCCCTCCCTTCTCTCTAGTCTTTAACGCCAACATAATTGCGTTCTCCATCATCAGATGCCCACATGGCATCGCCATAATCATCCCCGTCTTGGTGGGCTTGTAGTCCACCGCATCTTCCAGTTTGCAGGTGTGTCCGCTACTCATATTTTCCCACCTCCCCTAACGTTTGGTACACTTATCATACATCTTTTATCCCAGAGCCGCCTCTCTGTCGATCCTCGTGCGCCATAAAGCTATCTGTCACGCTCAACTTGCCCCAATCTTGCAATAATCGACCCCAACGTCTCTTGCGGTGAGTCTGGCTGAATGACCAAGGTGTCTGATTCAGCGGTGTATGTTGTCGACCTGATCCAGAAAGTCCGCAGCGAATCTAAAGCAGGGGTAGCATCGGATGCTGGAACTAAGTCCTGTATTCTGACAGTCTCTCCAGCCCTTACCCACCACTTCGGCATTTCCACTAATGCCCCTGCAACGTTTTGGGTTGCACGAGTGGAATACAAAGTCCCCGATACGGTAAAGCTCTGAGTCTGCACGGGATCGGCTCGTTCTGTGAGAATGGCGTCCCTCATATCATTCTCAGCATTGCTGCTGACACCTGTAGGGACTGTCACCTTTAGCTCTCGCTTAGGGTACAGAGCTTGACTGCTGGTATCATTCGCTTCAGTTCCTTCGGTTCCACCTTTAACTGGCAGGATATTGTTCCTCAAATGCTGAGCGTCTTGAATCAGTTGACCGCTTGACGTATTCCGAAGCCAAACAAACCATTCCACAGGATTAGAAACTGCCTTGGCTGTCCAGTAAGGTGTTCGATTCTCCCATACTGCGAAAAAATATTGCTTCCCGTCTGAATCTGCCAAAGGTGCAATCTTGCTGAGAATAATATTTTGAGGGTAATCCCGATCTGTAAGGACGATCCCAGCCAAGTCACGGCTAGTGGCCGTGATCCCTGTGACCGTGGTAGAAATATCTGGCCCCTCATCAGCTAGCATTTCCTTGATGATGTCATCAGAGGTATGGCCTGAACCGCTTGTCCAATCTGTGTTGCTTGAATCAGCGGCATCATAATATTGATCTCGCAATGAACTCCAATACCCCAAGGCCGTTAACTGCAAAGTCGTTTGCGATCCACTCCATCCAATGCCGACTTTCATAATCCTGCCTTCCCAGACGGTTCTTTGATCTTGAGTAATTTCTAGGTGGTAAAAATGCCAGCCCCGAAGGTTCTCACGTCTTAGGGCCTGCCAAGCATCCTCAAACCGCATGGGAACTGAGATAACACAATCCTTGAACCCCCCATGCAATGCGGTGCTAAAACGCAAGGATGTCCACCGTGCTGACAGGTCGGCATGCATTTTCCGACTGGCCTCGGTATAAGTGTCGAAAACCCTAACGATGAGAGACTGCCGTGCATCGGCCATCGTTAGTCATCACCCCTGACATACAGATACCGAGGAACATAGGTCACCGCTGCCTTGCCACTAAGGGCAATTGCCGCAGCGGTTCCTTCATCAAAGGCGAAAAAGAATCTACTGCCTTCGGGATGAATTTCCAGAGGTGTTCCAAGCTGGTCGGCTGGTACTGATTGCACTACGTCGGAAGTGTTTAAGAGGGTGATCCCCTTGAACGGGCTTCTTGAATCGAACAGAACCACATCAGTCGCAGACGTTTTGCTGCAATAAGAAGAACCGAAATCTATGGGTAAAAGCATCACCCAATCAACATGAATTTCGGCTGTTGATCCTCCCGTCCGATAAATGCCCATCCTGAAAATAACCGTGCCATCACTCAACCCGTCTGGAGTTATCACAGGTGGGAAAGTGAAGCTGCCCAGATCATGGATTCCCCATGTTGCCGTCAGGGCGGTATAATCGGCTGCAACGGCAGGCGTTAGGGCAATGTCCCCGTATGCATAGCCCATCCCCATGGAAGCTGCCGCCGTGACATATTTCGCTCTGGTTAGAATTCTGTACGTGCCATGAGGGAAATTGGCTATAGCACTCGTAACGAGAACGTCAGGAGATGCCGGGTCATCCGACATACCAGTAGTGGCATCATTCCATCGGCGGTAATACGCCCCCGAACTGCCAGCATCAGAAACTGAAGCAAACGCCCCGTCTCCAGAAAAATCTTCCGCTTCTATGAAGTTCGTGGTGCGAGTAAGGGTATTGATTCTGCTGGCATGCATTCCCCCCATCCAGACCTTGGTATGAGCCTCCACTTCTGTCAGTTTCAGTTGCATTAACGCTGGGACATCTCCCGGCATATTGAAAATAGCTAGCTGGTTCATCGCAGCATGGCCAGTGTCAGCCATGTGGTTATGAATCTCTCGCCCTGACATGATAGCCGCAGGCAGGGAAGCTGCTTTGACTAGCATCCACCCCGTTACATCTACCCGACCAGCGGCAGTTGCTCCAGACGAGGTAACCTGACAGGTAACCCGAATGCGGTTGGTATTGGCTGGAGCGGTTTGATTGAGGACGGTGATTAAAGTATAGTCACTTTGCACAGCCGTCACATCGGTTTCTGCGGTAGAAATAGAAACGTTGGAGGAATTGCGCCAATCGAGTTGAATTCTGAACCGACTGATGTTTCCAGTTTTCACGGTCGCTTTCATTAAAACTCCCAGCGAAAATATATCTGATTCAGCGGCTGACGCAGCATCAGTAGTCTGGTGGATTTCTGATGTCCCAGCACCACTTGCGCCCGTAATGTCCAACCGACATGCAGAAGACTGGTTAACGCCTTGGAAACTAAATTTATGAGTCCCTCCACGAGTTATTGTCCCCGTATGGTTTGCATGCACTGAAGTCGTCCAGTCTCCCAAATCAGTAGCGTCAGACTCATACAGTGGGTTGTTAAGGTAATTTTCCATCGTTTCTTCAGCACCAAAGGCAAACGGCTTGCATTGCAAGGTTAGCGTTCCAGTGACCTCCAAAGCTACGGCATGTCGTGCTGTTCCTGCGGCGACTTGGAGTGTTCCGTCTAAAACATGGAAGGTATAACTGTTCGTGGCATTGTGCCACTGGCAAGATAGCGTCACCTGACTACCCAGACCTCGTGTAGTAAATTCCGCAGCACGTTCCAACATCCCATGAATGGCCGTGATATTGGAAATCAGGTCATCTTGACTAGAGCCTAGAATGCGAATCTGAATAGTGACGCTGCGGTTTGTATACTGGCGTTCCAGTAAGTCTGAACCACTCCTAAAGATATTTCCTGCGGTTACTGTCTTACGACTAGGAACAGGTGTGGCGATGCCGCCCTGTGCTACCACGTAATTGCTCAGATCATTCAGACTAAGAGTCGTTGTGCCGTCAGTTAGATTATAAACGTATGCCATTATTCAGCCTGCACCTGTTCCTCAGATGTAACTACATTAGCAATTGCAGTTGAAAGTTGCGCCCCATCGAGATTGATATTTATTCCTAGCTGACCCATTAGCTGCGCTAATTGCGCCATTGGACTACCCATATTTGATCCTGATTCTCCACCCCTCATATACATAGAAGGATCAACCATCATATTCCCACCCACTGCGGCTATATTGCCCTCAGTTTGCCAACCCATCCCCATAATGTTTTGGAGGTTTTCGCCAGTTAAGCGACTACCTGTGCTAACGCCCTTAATCCCTGCTTGCCCTAATCTAGCCATAACTTCTTGAACCATAGCCGCACCTGTGGTGCTAACCCCTGTTGCTTCGGTAAATTGTCCAGCTAGTCGGGTTGCTATCCCCTGAACAGTCAATCCTTTAGGGTCGGCAAACCTAGCCATTCCAGACATTTTCTGTTCTTCTTCCTTTAGTTCTTTTTGTTTTAGGGCTTCCTCTGTTATCTGTTCTTCGACAACTTGTTGTGCTTTTACCTGTTCTGTGATCTGTTCTTGAACAATCAATCGCTCTTTTTCAACATCTCGCAGCACGGCATCGGCAGCTTCTGCTTCCTCCATCGCTCCCGAAAAGCCTGCTAGGGCCTGTGTTGATCCCTTAGATCGTGCGCCAACGCCCCACGGCATGGCTGCCTCTTTGGCTGTTTGCTTAATTGCCTCTTTAACCTTAACAAGTCTTGAATTCATCGTGTCATATCGATCAATGTTTACCTCTACTTGTTTTGTGATTTTGAACTGCGTATCGAGGACGATTTCAGAGATATCATCCATGCCGATGTTGACCTTATTCCATGCCCGAATCAGGACGTTGATATTATCCACGAACCTCTTAACAAAAGGCCCGATTACTCCCAACATGACATTAACGGCATCTATCGTTTTGTCCTTGATGGTATCCCAGTTTTTGACCATGACTACTGCTAGCACACCAATAAGAACGATCAATATACCAATAGGCCCAGTACTTGTTATCAAAGCCATAGTAGCCGCTTTGATAGCCATAAGCCCAGTCACAATCTGGGGAACAAACCCAATGAAAAGCAGGATCGGCCCTCCAATCGCAGCAAACGCAGTTGCCAGTACGGCAATTGTTCCAGCCACCTTTAATACGTTGGGGTCAATTTCCTGTAATCGCTTGGCAATCTCCCTCCCTTTCTCGATAAAAATCATCAGGGTGGGAAGCAGGGCTTCTCCAATTGCTTCTTTCAGGTCACCCACATCGTCAGCAAGTTGCTTCATAGGATCGACATTAGCCTCTGCTGATCCCCCTACTTTTCCGAATACTTGGGCTAACCTTTCTCCAAAGTCAGCGTTCTTATCGAATTCCATACCAATCGTGATGGCCGTGTTAACCTGCCCAGACAATGCCCTCGTCAGGGTTCGGGATACCGTCTCCAGACTTTTACCAGATGAAGACGCAGCATCCATAATGGCTGGTAATGCATCCATAGCCATATCAACATCACCAAGG